AATACTCAAGATAGTTTTTTAAAAGAATTACTTGCCACTATAGGTGTGCATATTGAAGGCACTCTTACCTGGGGTGCAGGAATTACGGCATTCTATAAACCAGTAAAAGACTTATTATTAAACCAAAATCCCCAATTTACCGAGACAGAAACTAGCATGATTTTTATTGCTGCAATTGCATTGGTAATAAAAGATAATAGTCCGGAAATTAAGAAATTAATTAATATGGTAAAAGAGGAAGGACTTGGAGCCACTCTAACCAAAACTGTTAATTTTTTAAAAGGTGCTGAAGATATAGGTATAAAAGTTGCAGAAACTTCGGGTTTCGTAGTTAATAATCTATTAGATATTGCATCATTTACTTTTATGTTTTTACCTATAATAGATGCTTTAAAAGCTTACATTAATTCAGAATCTTTAACTGTAGATACCGCTCCCCAATATTTTAAAGCTATATTATTTTCTATAGGAATACTGTCAATTAAGAATCTATTTAATAGATTAGTTAGAAGATTAATTGATTTGAGAAAAAGAAATAAACCACCAGAGAATCTAACAGAGGGAGTTTTTACTTCTGATTTTATAGATTATATGAATGTGGATGTGTTTGATGAAGAATTAGAAGAAGAAGAATTAGTATTGGAACAAGATGAAATCGAAGAAGAAAACATAGATACAGATGTAGCATTCAATATTATTGATAGTAAATACCGCCATGAATTAAGGATATGGTTGGATGAATATCTAGCAGCTCAAAGAAGATATGAAGATGAGATGGATAAATATAAAGACGCTTCACAAGAAGAAATAGAGAATATTGAACAAAATGTTGAATTTGCATTTAGTAAGATAAAATGGATAATAGAGGAAATTATACAGATTTTTAAATTATACGGATTAGCTCATGGTAATCAATATACTATATGGAATTTTGAGGGTGAATACACAATAGAGGGTAGGTACTTTGAACCTATAGAGGCTTCACTAATAGTACCACTTAACTTAGCACCTTGGTTAATGGAGATGTTAGATAATGAAATAGACCCGGCTTGGGAGAACTGGGCTTATATAGGGGGTATGCCGGTTGATAGGTATGGTAGGAATGATGATTGGTAGGGGGCGGTTATAAGTTTATTCTTCTTCTCTGCTTTTTTGTTCTCGTCTTATGGCTTTCTCCAGTTGAAGTCTTTTTTTCATAGAAGGTTTTTGAAAATATTGAATATCTCTAATTCTTTGAAGTTGTTTAGTCTTTCTGACTTTAAATTTCATCTCTTTCAATGCTCTATTAATATTTCCTTTTTTTACTTCTACTTTTAACATATTTTTTATTAGTTTCTTAAAAATTTTTCTATTTCCTCTTTTGAAGGCCACCCAACAGGGAGACTACAGTCTTCACATACCCAACGTACCTGGAAGGAAAAACCACTACCAGTATTGATTTGTTTTATAACTTTGTCTTTGTGCTTACATTCTTTTCGTATCTTCTCTAACTCTCTTTCAACCTGAGATTTTTGTGACAAAAGTTCATCAACTCGTTTTTTAGTAGAATTTGTTTTAAAAATCCTACTTATCTTGTTTTTCATTATTTTTAATAATAGTTTTTAAACTCATATTAGTTATAATTACTGTATACCTACAAATATAATAAAAATAATGAATCGTACACAATAAAAGAGAAAATATTTTATATTTACTTTGATGTAGGTGATATTTAAATTTAATCAATAAAAAAAAATTATGGATAGTAAAAAAATATTAAAAAATTTAGAGAATTTATTGGAGGAGAAGTATGAACCTATTCTCGTTATACAGATGTTGAGGGTTCCCCCATCAGAAGAATTAAGAATGTTCGCCAATCAGTTAATGAAAGATTTTGGGTATAAAGTATTAGTATTACCAGGAGATTTCGAGACAAAAGTAGAACTAATAAGTGTACTTAAATCTGATGTTATGAAGACAAATGACTTACAAGAAAAAGTGTTAACTTTAATAGAAAAGTTAGAAGAAGAACATAAGGGAGCTTTAGAAATGGTGACAGGAAATATGAGTGAAGGGGAGGAAGAAGACCCTTTAGTTACTAAAACTGTAAAGAAAAATATAAAAAATACTTAGAGTGACCACCAAGAAAGAAATGGTAAATCATCCCCCACATTATGGAGGAGCAGAGAATACCTACGAGGCTATAAAGGTTATAGAAGCATGGAACTTAAATTTTTCATTAGGTAATGTAATTAAATATATATCACGTGCAGGTAAGAAGAATGAAACTTTAGAAGACTTAGAAAAAGCCGCATGGTATTTAGATAGAGCCATCCAACACGTCAAAACCAACCCCAATCAATAGTAATTAAGTAGGTATTTATAGGTATGAAATTAATAAATCAACTAAGATACCTTGTAGAACAAACAGAAGAGTATTTTGTTACTCCTGAAACAGCTTCTGATGAATTGACCACATTCATCTCAAAAGACGAAGGTGTAGGAGGAGAACCAGTTCTGTATACTTATGACGATGCATATTATAATGACCCACCCATAGAATATGTTAGTAGTAGGTATAAGAAAGGTAACCCTGGTGGTACTTTAACTATAGGTTATGGCCACACAGGTAAAGAAGCTTATGAAGGTAATACAATCACAAAAGAAACCGCTTTAAAATTACTAAAGAATGATTTAGCAGAGGCTGTAGGGTGTGTAAATAGAATTATTAATGCGTGGACTGGTGATGAATTGGAAGGTGGTAAAATTGACCAGTGTATGTACGATGCGATGGTGTCTTTAGTATTTAATTCTGGGTGTCAAAATGTTAGAATGAGTCCTTGGATACAAGATGTAAAGAAAGGAAATTGGACAGAAGCTTCTTCCGCGATTAAAACTTGGAACCCACCCCAACGAAGAAAAAAAGACGGTACTTGGGCAGACAATTATACTAGAAGAGATAAAGAAGCTGAACTATTTTCTAATTGCACCTATTAAAGATATTTATAAAATATGGAATTAGTTAACACACTATCACAAATATTACTAAAAGAAAGCGGAATACGTAACATTAAAGCTTTAGCTGAAAGATATCCTAAAGCAGAGATATACTTTCACCAAGACACAGACGGTGTGACTACTGCTTTAGCAATGAAAAATTATTTGGAGTCTTATGGTATAAAAGTAATAGGTAGTCATGTTATCCAATACGGTGATAAGGAATTTTCTGTACAGAAACCATTAATAGATAAAGCTAGAGGTGATGTGATGCCAGTACTGGTAGATTTTGCCCATGGAAAACCACAAATGATAGTACATACTGACCACCATGACAGTCAAACTGGGGTAGAGGATGAGACTTCTACACAATTTAGAGGAGCAAGGTCAAATGTTGAGACGGTATCTCAAATAGTAAGTCCACAAGATATCTTCCCTAATGAGGATATTAGGATGATTTCTACCATGGATAGTGCGGATTATGCAAAGTATGGGATTAAACCTGAGGAGGTAATGAATTATTTATACGACTTAGATAAAGAAAGTGGTGTACCCAGGAACAAACAAATGTTAGCATTATTAACAAATAAACTATTATTAGCTTATAAAAATAAACCAGGGTTTTTAGAAGAGTTAGTAATGACATCACAACCTTCTATTTTGAACATTTATAATAACATTAGAAGGATAGCGAAGGAGAGAGGATTTGCAACTCCAGAGGAAATGCAAGTACACCAAGAAAAATACGTGCAAGCACAATCTAAATCAGAAAATGTAACTTATGAGGATGGTATAATTTCACAATATGGAGGTGGAAATATGTTTAAACCAGGTTCTTATGATAGATATATACCATTTAAATTATATCCGGACGCTGATTTTTTAGTTATAGCTTGGCCTATGGGATTAGTACAAGCTTCTTGTAATCCATTTAAAGAAGACAGAGCTATTAAAGGGGTAAACCTAGGTGATGTAGCCCAAGAAGTGTTAGAGACCATTAAACCGGGGTTACAAAGACATCAGGTACCTATTTCGGTTATAAAACGTATTGGTGAAACAAAAGCAGAAGAAGAAAGTATAGGGTTTAAAACATCTGATTTATTTGCATTATATAAAGACCATTTACATAATATGCCTTCTGAAGGTTCTCCTTATTATGATATGACAATTAATATTATAGATACACCTTGGGCAAAACTAAGTGAAAAACAAAAAAATATATTAGATAGGATAACTGTATCTATATGGGATGTTGTACAATCTAACAGTGGAGGACATAAATGTATAACTAATATAAGTGGATTGAACTTTTTTAGTAGAGCAACAAGAGATTTTGACAAACCGTATAAAAAGAAACCAGGACAACAAACAAAATATGTTGGAATGGTGAAATGGATTCAAAATGCTATGGTAGAAAAACTTAAAGAAATCACTAAACAATGAAAAGAAAGATAAACATCTCCCCAATACAAATACAAAAATTAGTAAAAAGAATAATTAAAGAAGATGCTGGTAAAGATACTCCAGGAGGCAATCCTGAATATTTCTATGATGATAAATGGAAAGAAATGAGAGATAAGGATGATAGTCCTGAAACTGAAGAGATAGAGTTAGAATCAAGTGAGGAGAATAATATTATAAAAAATATTCCTTATAAAGAAGGTCAGTTAGTTTTAGAATATGAAACTATGTTTGGGACTCCTAAGTATATGATATATTTTGATACTGAAGAGAGTGATAACACCAATAAAATAGTTGCTGAATTAGACTCAGAGTTTTTTGATGAACAGATGTCACAAACTATTTTAGAGTATATAAAGACACGAGAATAAGGAATTAAGATTTAAAGCCTAATCTGTCTCCTTTTTGAATATTTTCTTTTTTTGCTGTACCCCCATTTAATTCCAGAACAGAATCACCAATACCCGGATAATTAGGGCATGTTAATCTTCTTTCACACGGTGGACATGAATTATAAATTTTGTTTACCTTACCATTAGTAAGATATATAATGTCCAAAGGTATCACACAGTCCTTCATCCAAAAAGCTCTAGGAGAAACATTATCGAATACGAATAACATACCACCATCTAGTTTGTTTCTCCCCATCATACCTTTTCTTATTTGAGGCTCAGTTAACATCAACTCCAAAGGGTAGTTATTTTTATTTATAATAAGTTCCATTATTTGCTACAATCTTTTATAATAAATATTTGACTAACTACTATACTCATCTTACATTTGTTTAAAAATATTATACTATGGAAGAAGAACAAGAATTAAATATTAATCCAGATGACTTACAAGATGTTATTTGTGACAACTGTGGTTCCGGATTATTCAAACAAAGACATATCCTAAAAAAACTTACCGCTGATGTAGCGGAACTGGAAAGACCAACGTTTGCTCCTATGATTATTTTTCAATGTGCAGATTGCAATCATATTAATGAAGAATTAATACCAGCTGGAAAACATTCGTTAAGTGGATTAAAGATAGAGAACGAGAAGAAAAAATTATCAAAAACGGTAAGCCCATTTGGGTGATTGTATTAAAATTAAAAAAAGTACTACTGGCGGCTTGACACAACCAATTTTTTTGTTATTATATAAGAACGTTCGGGAGTTTTACGGACTTTTACATACTTATAATACTGTTTAAAAAAAATATAACCATGAATTTAATCGACGCCATACAACAAAGAGACACAACGACTGAGAACGGGATGACCACAAACTCATCCTCACTTAAACATTGTGTCAACTTATTTTTTCAAATAGGAGCGATGCGTGGTACGAGCAAAGACAGACTTTTCGCCAAGGTTTCGAAAGCTTTTAATGAAGACCCTCTC